TTGGAATTATTGAGAATGGATATCAATGATAAACCTGCAGGGGTAGAAAGACAAAGAACTATTTCAAGAGCACAGACATTTGCAGAAGATGCTTGTACGTTAGCCGTGAAATGTCTTTTTCAATAATTAAAATCAAATAAAATGATAGCAGTAAATTTACTATCTTCAACTGAGAACTTAACGTTAACTCAGATTGAAGTACAGCAATTAAACCTTGCTGAGAACATGATTCTCGAAGGAACTAAAGTTGAGATTCTTGATCAAAGAAACAACCCTGAAAATGATGGGACTCCCATTCCAATTTTAAATGATATGATGTCTACAAAATTGGTACAAAGACTGCTCTCCGATTTGGGTATGAGTATTATTCAGGAGGAGTCAAACCAAAGAACATTGATAGCAAACAATGTTATGGTTATTGAATTCAGTCCTGCCTACAATACTTTTAAAATAATATCTCCATCATAATGGACCACTGGAGGTATAAAAATAAACTAATGAAATGCCTTCAGGATTTTCCTGAAGGCACTATTGGCTTTGTCTACAAAGTAGAGTTCTCAAATGGAATGAAATACGTAGGCAAGAAAAATCTAACTTGGAATAAGACTCTGCCCCCACTTAAAGGGCTTAAGAGGAAACGAAAAGTTGTAAAAGAATCTGACTGGAAGAAATACTATGGCTCAATTAAAGCTAAAGAACTTAAACCAGGGGTTAAAGATGGTTCAATTACTGTTACTGACAGAAAAATACTATATCTTTGTAATACGAAATCTGAACTTACCTACTACGAATTGAAAGTACAGTTTGCCTCAGATTGTATCCTTAGGGACAATTATTATAATGCAAATATCTTGGGTAGGATCTACTCAAAAAATACTGAATGGAAAGTTTAAAAAAGACACTCACCTTGGGGTGTAATGAATATTATGAGAAGCATCTTGCTTTCATTTCTGAGTTGTTACCTCAAAAACTTTCTCCAAAAGAGAGAGATGTTCTTAGTAAATTTATGGCCTTTGAAGGCCCACTAGTTGCGGAGGACAGGTTTAACACTTTAGTGAGGAAAAAGGTACGTGAGGAGGCAAATACTTCTGCAGGTAACCTATCCAACTATCTTGAGAAATTAATTAAGAAGGGGTATCTCCTAAAGAATAAAGAAACTAGAAAGATTACCGTACACCCAAAATTGTGGCCTAATCCTAAAGAACAAAATTTTAATATAACTTTGATAAAGCATGGCTCTAAAACCCAATGATTTAATTGAGGAGTTCTACAAAACACTTGAAGGAACTAAGCATGAGCATATTGATTTAGCTCAATGTAGAGAAATTTGTACTGCACCTTGGAAATTCCTTAGGCACATGATGAGGTCAGATGAAATCCCTCCAGTACGATTTATGTACTTTGGATTATTTGAGGTACGAAAAAACAGAGCTAAACACTCTTTAAAGACTTTAGAAAAAAGATGGGTTGAAGGTAGAGTATCACCTGAAGACTACGATAAATATAAATCATTACTAACAAATTATTTAAATGAAGACTCCGGATTGGATACACTACCTAGTGGGCAACCTAAGGTATTATTTGTGGAACAACCACAAGAACCTGATAAGAAAACACCTGAGAGAACAGATAACTTACCGCATCAACTCGATGAGGGAAAGCTGTTATGGTAATGGCTCATGTGATGAATGTGGATGTAAAACACTACCTTTGCAGATGTGCTCCAAAGCTTGTGACGGAAATTGTTATCCACCTCTAGTAGTTAAATGGGAATGGGATCTACTTATGAAACCAGAATATACAGGCCTAAGACAAGACAAGGTACGTTGGAGAATAGACAAACGAAATAAAAAATTCAAACTGATAAACAATAATGGCGAATAGGTGGAAAGATTACAAAGAAGAAATTAAAGCGCATTTTGGGCAAGGGGGAGAGATGAACAGTCTCCTAGAATCTTTTGCAGGACAGATGGGACTAACCTTGACAAAGGGTTCAAAAGATGGTTTAAGAAAATATGTACATAGATTGAAACTAAACAACTCTCCCTCAGTGATTGGACAAACTTTAAAAGCCAACAACATGGGGGATAAAGATTGGAACATTGCTTGGATCAAGGATGAGAAAATTTCCTTATTGGTTAGAAATCCTAAAAATGCTGTAGGAACTAAGTCTTTGGAAGATATTCGAAATGAGTTTAAGGAAGACCTTAAAAAATATGCGCCTAAGTTTAAGAAGTTTTCTCGTAAGAAAATGGATAAACGCCACCTACTTATGATTGACATTGCGGACCTACACATTGGGAAGTTAGCAACCACTACAGGTAGTGGAGACACCTACAATGTTAAGATAGCTAAACAAAGAGCTTTTGAAGGGGTTCAAGGACTTTTGAGTAAAGTGCAAGGCGTAAACATTGATCAAATTATTTTTGTAATTGGAAATGATGTTCTACACACAGACACCATGCAAAGAACCACCACAAATGGTACATCTCAAGATACAGATGGCATGTGGTACGATAACTTCCTCATTGCCAGAGAAGTTTACACAACAATTGTAGAATCTCTTTTGACAATAGCTGATGTACACATCCCACATAATCCAAGCAACCATGATTTCATGAGTGGTTTTATGTTGGCTGACACAATTTATAGTTGGTTTAGAAACCACTCTAATGTAACTTTTGATATTACAAATCAACATAGAAAATATTTTAAGTATGGGAATAGTTTAATCGGAACTTCTCATGGGGATGGGGCCAAACTAGATAAATTGCCATTACTTATGGCTGAGGAGGCCAAACAAGATTGGGCTGACACTTGTTACAGGTACATCTACCTACATCATTTGCATTCTAAACATCTATATAAATTTAAAGCTGCAGAGGATTTTATTGGGGTGACTGTAGAATATCTGAGGAGTCCTTCAGGTACAGATGCTTGGCATCACAAAGCTGGGTATCAACATGCAAAGAAAGCTATTGAAGGTTTTCTACATAGTTATGAATCAGGGCAAGTTGCAAGATTTACCCATTTATTTTAGAAGTATGAGTGAGAATTGGAAGCAAGTATTTTTTGACAAAGGAGAGATTAAACCTAGGGGGAGATTTACCGTGGTCTACACGGCTTCAAAACCTTTGAGTGTTCAAAGTGTAAAAGCTAATTGCAGTTGCACAACTCCTAAATGGGATCCTGTAAAAGGGACCCTTACTGTAGGGTACAAAGGCGGTACAATACCTGTACATCTTACAGAAAGGTTAGTAAGACAATATATTAAAATAACATACACTGATGGTACTTTTGATACTGTCGGATTTAAAGCAGTGATAAAATGAGTGATAATAATGTAAGAAGTTATACGGATAAGCAAATCCTTGACAGAGTAAAAACAATGAATAGTTTTGTACATATCCCTAGAGGGTATTGGTTTTGTTTCATTAGAAGTAATGAAGATGCATACAATAAGTTTGACGATAAGGCTTATATGTTCAAAGGTGAAACTTTTATTGGAGTAACATCTTGTACTACCAATTCTGGGGCCTATGGTTTAAAGAATTTCCGAAAGTGGAATAAACATGGAGCTGCATTATTGAAAGCTGACATGTGGTACTATACTGCTTGGGTACGTGGTATGCATAAAGGTAAGATGCAAGCTTGGAGACAAGTTGGGGCTAAGGTTGCTGTGTACAGAGATTCAAATGGTGACCAGAGAACTGATGCTGTTGGTAAAGTTTACTGGGGATATTTCGGAATTAACATTCATACAGTATCTTATAACTCGCTGGCTAACATAGTGAAAAGGTATATTGGTGGATGGTCTGTAGGATGTATGGTGTTAAATGCGACTAAAGTTTACAGAAAATTCTTATCTTTGGTGGATAAAGATAAGCAAACTGAAATGACAGCTTGTGTACTAACTGAATTTAAAGTGTAATTAAAATGGATTTTAGCCAGATTATTATGATTGCAGATGCCCAAATTGAGGCAGATGTTTTCATGCAAGTGAAAGGGATCACTCTTGAAGTGACTAGAGAAGAGAAAATAAAATTGTATATCTCGATGCAAGAGGCTTTAGGAAGTCTTGCAGGACAGGACATAGAACTTGTAGACACTATGATAATACAACATCACCACTTAAAAATTACGGTGAAAACTAAAGACTAAAATATGAGTTACCTATTTGTAGTAAATGGGAGAGCTGTATTTCCAAATCCTGAGGCATTGTTAATCAATCCTTTCAAAAAGATTTGGGATAGGGATAAAGACCCAGAGAAGCAGACAGCCCTTGATGAATTTACGTATATTGAATTTATGATTTCGAGAAAGAAATCTAATCCTTTTGCAGGGTATAAAGATGAAGATAGGTCAGCTAAAATTATCGAAAAAACTGGTATGGATAAAAAATTCAAACCGGATAAGTATGTAAAAGAGGGAATTGAGTTCATTAAGACCATACAGATAGAAGCTTCTCCATCTTACAGATACCTACAGAATGCACTTACCATTGCAGAAAAAACCGGTGAATATCTTAAAGATATAGACCCTTCAGAGACAAATCCCAAATCACATAACCTCATGCTTAAACCTGCAGATATTGCCAAGGCTACTAAAGAAGTACCTGAAGCAATTAAGAAACTGAAGGAGTGGGAGAAAAAGGTACATGATGAATTGATTGAGGACTCTCAGGTAAGGGGTAAAAAGAAAATTAGTTATTTCTCCAAGAGAGAAAGTTTCATAAATATTGAAGAGTAATGGATGTAGGGTATGATGATGGTAAATTAGATGCTATCCGTAATCCTGATGGGATATGGATAAACTCAGATGTTTTTAGAGGACCTGCAAAGGCTTTCCAAAAACGTGGATACTACATTCCAGATCCTGAGGAGTCTCCTGCATGGCATGAGTATTGGGATAAACAAAGAAGACGTTGTATTTTCGGGTACCAAGTTGGTGGTGTGAGGATAACCGGATACCATTATTTTTATTTGAATTTTTGCCCCATTAAGAAATCTGAGGAGGATGATGATGGTACTTCTAAAAAAGGTACAGACTTTCCAGATTTCTGGGATGGTGACTACAATTATTTTTGGGCTAGAGAAATTGCCCATAGAGGAATGGTATCGAGAACCATTCCCAAACATGAAAGACCTTTAGTAAAAACTTGGTCTGAATCAGAAAAAATGGCAAGAGCCAGAATTGAAGTTGACAAACTAAAATTGGAACTACAATTTGAAGATAGGTATCTACTTGGTGGATACAACATTATTGTTGGTAAAGCCAGACGTAAGGGTTACTCATTTAAGGCAGGGGCCATTACTGCCTGTAACTTTTACATGATACCAGATTCTATCACCTTGATGGGAGCTGCAGAGAAGAAATTCCTCTACCCTTCAGACAAGGGACTCTATACTAAAACTCGAAAAATTATCAACTTCAATAATGAACACTGTGCTTGGGGTTCTCCGTGTGATGTATTAAACTCACAGAATGGGCAGATTAGAAACTCTTGGAAGGAGAAAAATTCTGCAGGTATTGAATTAGAAGTTGGAATCATGTCGGAGATTGGCTGTGAAACTTTCCAAGCTAATCCAGATGCCTTTAGGGGTTCTGATGCATTGGAGATTTTCTTTGAGGAATCTGGAGCCTTTGGAACACCTGGACTATTAAAAGATAGTTACAGGGCTACAGAGGATTGTGTAAAGGATGGTATATTGAAGACTGGGATGATAACCATCTTTGGTACTTCAGGAGATATGGAGGGCGGTACTGCTGATTATGCAGACATGTTCTCAAGACCTGCAGCATTTAACTTACTCCCTTGTAAAAATATTTGGGATGAAGACTCTGAGGATGAGAACTGCGGATTTTTTCACCCATTTGATTTAAACTTACCTAAGTTTTATGATGCACAAGGAAACTCATTACGTAAGGAAGCTAGAGCTGTAGTAAAAAGAGGTAGGGAGGAAAAGGCAAAAGCTGGAGCTACTTCACCAGAAATTCAAAAAGGCTTACAGGAAAGACCTCTTTCCCCAGATGAAGCTTTCGCTTCATCTTCTGTTAATATATTCCCAGTAGCTGAACTACGTGCTCAACTAAAAAAAGTAAAAGCTAACAACTGGCAAAATCTTAGGGGTACACCAGTGAAATTTTACAGGGATGCAAATAAAGTGGTCAGAGCTAAAGCCATTCTTGATGGGAGTGACAAAGCCATTACGAGTTTATATAGTAAGCAGGTTGACATATCTGGAACACCTATGATATACGAGAAACCCGTTGATAACGCTGAAAAAGGGTTGTACAAGATTGGTTATGATCCTGTAAGACAAGACACAGGTACTTCATACGCAGGTATAGTAGTATATAAGAGTCATCATGTTGGTTCTGTAAACCATCACATTGTTGTTGCTGAGTACATTGGCAGACTTGACAGTACTGATGATATTGATGAAATGTCTTGTTTCTTTGCCGAATACTACAATACTGAAGTGATGCATGAGAATGAAGTTGCAGGTGTTAAAACTTGGTTTCTACGTCACAATAAAGTACAATATCTTGCAGCTCAACCTCAAGCTGTGATTGACAAAAATATTAAGAATTCTAAAGTTGCTAGGATATACGGGTGTCACATGAATGAGCCTTTAAAGGATGCTGGGGAAAGATATGTAAAGGAATGGTTGAATACTGTTCTGGATTACGTGGATGGAGAACCAAGGACTGTAGTAAGTAAAATATATTCTATTCGATTACTTGAGGAACTTATTGCATATAACAGAAAAGGTAACTTTGATATAGTCTCCGCATTGTTTATGTGTATGTTCCAAGTACAAGAAGAGGTGCTTGGTAAAACCTATGGGAAAGAGGAGCAAGGCGAAAAATTTAAGAAACTTGAGAGAATGATTAGATATTCTAATTAATTTATAGTAAATTTGTATTTGATAAATTAATTCACTATATGGCAACTAAGGCGAAAAAACAAACTAGATTATCTACTGCTGCAAAAAATGCAGACAATAAAAAGTGGTATAAAGAGAAAGCCGAATCCATAGCTACCCAATCTATTAATAATTGGGAAAAGACATTGATGAACTTCAATCTTTTCAACAATACTGTGGACCTCAGCTATTATGATCATGTGTGCCAAAGTGCCATTGAGAAAGGTGGTAAGCGGAGAGTCATGCCAGCTAAACTTGAGAACAAAGATATTGTCTCTGGTAAGATTAAGACCCTGCTTGGGATGGAAGCAAAGCAACCATTTAAATGGAAAGCTCTTGCTTCAAATTCTGAAGCTTCTACTCGTAAAGAGAAAAAACAATTTGGTGGTATAAAGGAATTTGTGATTAATCAAATCATGGCTCCTATCAAAATGGGGATTGAACAAAGGGCTGCTCAACAGTCTGCTGGAAAGGAATTAACTCCTGAACAGCAACAACAAATGCAAAGTCAGATTGCTGAAGAACTTAAAACTAAGACTCCAATAGAAGTTTTAGAATACATGCAAACTGAACATCAAGACCCTGCTGAAATAATGGCCCATCAAATCTTATCTTATTTAATTAAGGATAAGAAAGTAGAAGCGAAATTTAATACTGGATTCAAATATGCAAACTTATCTGCTAGAGAAGTATATCACATAGGTATCTTTAATAATGAGCCGGAACTTACTGTAGTAAATACTAGAGATTTTGTTCATGCCATTACCAAAGATCAAGAATTAATTGAGGAGAGTGAATGGGCTAAGTGTAAATACCAGTGGTCAAGTTCTGAGATTATCCGTAAATGGGGAAATCAGATGACCAATAAAGAACTGGACACTATTGAGGCTGAAGCTAGTATCATGAAAAGTTCTCACCAAGAGGATATGTTTGATTACTCTAAAGAAGGTTCTGAGGAAAGTAAGGAAGAGTCTTACCAAGGGTGGGATGTTATTCACACTGTTTGGAGATCTCTTAGAAAAATTGGATTCCTTACTACTGCAGAAGGTAAAACTCAAATTGTATCTGAAGACTACAAATTAAATAAGGAACTTGGAGATGTAGATTTAGAATGGGAATGGTTACCTGAAGTATATGAGTGTTGGAAAGTAGGGGATATGTATTTTGATATGCAACCTGTGCCTGGGCAATTCTTAGATACTGATAACCCAGGAAATTGCCCACTACCTTATTATGGTGCTATCTATGATAACATGAACTCTGTACCTACCTCAACAATGGATAGGTTGGCGAATTATCAGCACTCATACAATATTACAAATTACCGTGTGGATTTGTTAATGGCTCAAGATAAAGGTAAGAAATTACTAATTGATGTCGCTGCAATTCCAGATGATAAGAATATGAAGTTTGAAGATTGGACTTACAACTTTGATTCAGGACCATTTGCTTGGATGAATCTTGCAGCTGAAGGAAGATCTTATGCGGATATAAACACTATGTCCAAAGTAATTGACTTGTCAACTGCAGCTGATGTAAGTAAGCTTAGAGAATGGGCTGAGTACACTAAGATGCAAGCAGGGGAATCAATTGGGATTACTCCAGCCATTGAAGGGCAAGCTGGTCCAGATATGTCAAATGGAAATAACCAACAGAACTTAATTCAATCCTCACACGTACTTTTCCCACTGTTTACAACTCACAATGATGTTAAGAAATCTGTGTTGATGGGATTACTTAATACAGCTAAGGTTGCATGGAGAGGTTCTGGTAAAAAGAAATTAACTTATATCCTTGATGATTTAACTGAGATGATGTTGAACATTGACATGGATATGGTTGAAGCAACTAACTACAATATGTTTGTTGAGAACTCTAGTGATGCTGATGAGACTAAGCAACGTCTTATGGCACTTGCTGATAGAGCACTTGCTTCAGATAAGGTTGGACTAGCTGATGTGATGACAGTAATGAATCAGAAAGGCACTGCTGAGGCAGAAGCTTCTCTCAGAGCTGCAGAACAAAAGAAAATTGAGGAAGTTCAGGCTGAAACTCGTAGAACTGAAGAGCACCAAGAAAAGATGCAACAAATGCAAACTCAGGAAAATGAGAGAGCACATGAAAGAGAGAAGGAAATTGTTATCCTTAAAGAAGCGGAGAAACGTAAAACTGTAGTAATACAAAGCTCTTTAGTTGCAGCCTCATTCAATGCTGATCAAGATGCTGATGGAGATGGAGTCAATGACTTTGTTGAAATTGCTAGAGATGGTTTAGATGCGGATATTAGAGCTAAAGAACATAATTTAGAGAGAGATAAATTTGAACATTCAAAAGTTGTCGATAAAGAAAAACTGAAGATTGACAAGGCTAAAACTAAGAAATAATAAGAAACGCTATTAGCCATTACTTTTGAAATTGTTTTAAAAAATATTGTAATTTTTAAATTTTAATTATAATTTTGACAGATATGAATGATAACACTGAAGAAAAAGATTTATTCGGAGACTGGGCAGATGACAGCCAAGCACAAGGATTAGATCAAGCACTCCAAGAAGGAGCTGCGAATTTAGAAGCACAAGGTGCTGGTGAGAATCCACCACCTGCAGGAACTGAAGAAACCCCAGAACAGAAATTAGCGAGAGAGAAAGCAACTCAAGAGGCACAAGCCAGTGAAGATGCTTTGTTTAATTTTGAAGATGAGGATGTTGATAATCCAAATGTTGTACCACCAGTAGGTGAAACAGAGGAACAAAAAGTAGCTAGATTAGCTCAGGAATCTCAACAACAGCAACAAACAGGCACTCCTACAGCTACAGTTAATGATTTTACAGGTACTGTAGAGTTTTTAAAGAAGTCTGGAATGATGGAGTATGAGTTAGCAGAAGGGGAAACAATGACTCCAGAGAAAGCAAAAGAGCTTTATGAAGGGCATATTAATAGTAGAGTTGAAAGCAATGTTGACACTTTATTAGGCGATCTTCCAGAATCAGTAAAGGACTTTAACAAGTTTGTACTTGATGGTGGAGATCCTCAAACCTATTTAAATGCTATGATGCCTCAACAAGGTGGAGTAATTACTAAGGGTATGGATTTAAAGAGTGAAGCAAATCAGATTATGTTAGCTTCACAAAACTTTAAGGACATGGGGTTTGATGATGAGACAACTGCCCAACAAATTGAAGGTTTAAAAGCTGCAGGTAAATTAAAAGCCGTAGCTACAGCCAGATATGACAAGTGGGAAGCAGATGACAACGTGAGAATACAGAAAGTACAAGAAGCTCATGAGGAGGCTAAAAAGAATTTAGCAACAAAATCTGCTGAAGCTAGTGCAAATACTAAGAAGTATTTCACTGACAACAAAGAAGTTTACGGGATTAAGTTCTCAGATGTGGATGCAAAAGAGCTTCCAGCATATATGACACAAGCAACTGTTGAGTTAGAGAATGGTCAAAGAATCACTCCAGTTTACAGAGACTTGTATGCAGCTTTAAAAGACCCGAATAAATTTGCAGTACTTGCAAAGTTTTTAAATTCGGATTTCGACACAGAAGATATGATGTCGAATTTTGATTCTAAGGCTGCACTAGAATTTAAAGAAAAATTAAAAGAGACTTCACACCAGTCTGGGGCCAGTTCACAAAACGTAGGGCTTAGAGACAAAATGTAGTTTCAATTAAATTAAATAAAACAAAAAATGAGTAGACCAGGTAGTAAATTACAGACTCGTAGAATTCAGGTCCATGCTAACATGACTGAGCAAAACCACTTAGGTTTGGCTTTTAGAGCAAGACCTTATGAGATGCAAGGAGTAATGGATGAAGTTTTTTCAGGAATGAATCAATTTGCACAAAATCCATTATCTTCAGATCTTATGGGTAATGCCATGACAGAAGAGACAATCTCACAAACTGAGTGGGAATGGGAATTAAGAGATGCAACGATTAGACCTTTGGTGATAATCGAAAATGTGGAGCCAGTAGGAAATATTACTCCAGGAAAGTTTATTAGAACTTTCAAAATGAAGTTGGACAAAGATTGGTATGTACCAGGTGATGTTTTATCTCCGGGAACTTCTTCTAAGAAGAATTCTGTACGTATCCAAGAAGGGCCACAAAAACATGGTGATGGATTCGTTTATACAGTAATCTTACAGACTACTAATGGAATGGATTTCTTAGACAAGAAATACTTGTCACCAGGTGTTCAATGGCACAAAATGTACTCAAACTACGAAGAGGCTTCTAGTCAAGCAGGTTCGACTCAGTTTAGTATGCCTATTGCTTTCAGAAACAAAATGTCTAAGTATAAGAAATCTTATATGATTACAGACATGGCAGCTCAAGAAGTTTTAGCTGTAGCAGTTCCAGACTCAAATGGAAAAATGCACAGAAAATGGATGAAGTATGCTGAAGTTGAATTCTGGAAACAATGGTATAGAGAGAAGGAAATTGCTCTTTGGTACTCAAGATCAACTGACACGGTATTAGGTGCTAATGGTAGACCAGTTAGATCTGGCCCAGGTGTTCAAGAAATGTTAGAAGATTCTAATGTTGCTACTTACTCTAACTTCTCAATGAGGTTATTAGAAGAGTATATCATGGACATTTTTTATGCAAAAGTTTCTCCATCTGATCAAACACACTTAAAAGTGTACACAGGTCAATATGGTATGAATGCTTTCCATACTGCTGTTACTGACGTATTGAATTCTAATGGGTTCTTAAAAAATGTTGAACCATTCATGGGAGATGTTTCTTCACCATATCACTCTAATGCTAAATCTTTTGGGTACAAATTTGTACAATACAAGATGGCAAATGGTGTGACTGTTGATGTTGTTCATAATCCATTGTATGATGATTTATCATTGAACTCTGAGGTTGATGAAATCACAGGGAAGCCAATTGAGTCTATGAGATTTACTTTCTTAGACTTCTCTGGTGATAATGGTAAGTCGAATATCAAAATCATGAAGAAAGAAGGAGCTTCTACTTTAACGTATGTGAATGGTTCTATTGGACCAGATTCATTTACTCCAGGTGCTCAAGGATCTGCTCATGATGGAGATTTCTACAAAATGACTGTAGCTGACCAATTTGGTTTACACATCCATGATGTGTCTAAATGTGGGGAGTTAATCTTCAAGCGTAGTGCTTAAAGAATAGATAGTATATTAGCATACCTCTGAAAATGGGGTATGCTTTTTTATATGGTTATAGAAGTTACTGAAAAAATGACTATATTTGTAATAAAAATTTTAAATACGCTAAAATGGATAACGTAAATACTGAAGAAGAAAATACAGGTAGTGGAGAAATGATCCAAAAGATTGTAGAACCTGTAGTTAATGTAAAGAGAGTTATTATGGTGGCTCCAATTGATAAGGAAAAGTGGCATGGGAATAAGGATGATGAAAATATCGCTGCCCCCAAAGCTATTAGAGCTCTGCCAGATAGAAGTCACAGATATAAAGTTAACATCTCTGAAAAAAGATTAAAAGAATTAGGGGTACTTTTAGGGCAAAATACTAGCACCGCCTTTGTTGATGGTAAATACCATGAATTTTGGGATGCGAAGGGAACTGTAATAAAATTGCAAAACAAGTCACAAGCTTTTGATTTGTCAGTACCTATGAATGAAATTAAACATGGTATCTTATTAGCCGACTCAATGGTTGCTAACAGTATGTTAGAGTACACAGATGGCCTTTGGCCTGAAGCAACTCACTACATTCAAGACAGCGAAGCTGAGACATTAGCTATTGCAACTAAAGATCAGAGAGATACTGATATCACTTTAAAAATTGCAAAATTAGATAGAGAAGAGAAAAATAACATTATTCAAATTCTTGCTAAGAAAGATGTTTCTAAGTTGTCAGACAACTTTGCAATTGTTGAAATGGCTAAACTTAAACGTGAGAAACCAGAAGAATTATTACTACTGTTAAATGATGATAGAGTAAAAAGATCTACAGAGGCAACTATTATGAGAGCCTTAGAGACAAACGTTCTTAAAAGAGATGGCATGAAAATTAAGTACTTTGATCACCCACTAGGGGTGAGTGTGAAAGAAGTAGTTGAGTTCTTCGCTAGAGATGAAAACCAAAATCTATTACTCCGAATTATTGGAGAAATGGAAACAACATAATACTAATGACTATACAGGAACAGCATTACGATTTTAAAAAGAAGATGAATAAGATTGATTCTCAGCAATACAAGAACCTTAGGGTGATTGAGATTGACTGGGTGTTGAGAGAAGCTGAAGATATCTTTATTAAAATGATTGCTGAACCTAGAAAATTTAGTCATTTAGGATTTGAAAGAAATCAACGTACACGGGATGATATCAGGACTATTGTAGTCAATGAGAATTGTTCTGTTGTAACAAATAATATTGCCACCTTACCTGCAGATTATATGTTTTTTCTGAGGGGTAATGTGGACATGACCAAAGGAGGATGCTCTGAGGTCAAAGGAAAAGTTCATGTTCAACAACATGATGATAGTTTCGAAGATAGCCCATTTGACAACTCTTCATTTGAATGGAGAGAAGTTAATGCGTTATTTATGGAACAAGGTGTGAAGTTTTATACAGATGGAACTTTTACTGTGGACAATTTTTGTCTAAGCTATATCAGGAAACCAGCATATATTCACAATGCTAGTGCAACTGCTAATGGTCAGTATATGGATCTCTCTGGAACTCTATTAACAGGTTCGGTGAATTGTGAACTCCCTGAACACACGCATAGAGAAATTGTGGATATAGCTGTTTTAATTACTACTGGCGAATTACAAATCCCAGATTATCAAGTGAAGCAAGCGAAACTAAAGTTAAATGAAATAAATTAAAAATTATGGTAGGTAGAAATGAAAACGTTTCTCAGGTATTAGTACCTTCTGCAGGTTTGGCAATTTTAGGTGTAGGTCAAGGCCTTGACAACCTTGCTATTGGTCAATTAGGAGTGTTTGACAAGAACACTGGGTTGAGCATAAATGCAGCTGGAGCTGGTGCAGTAAGAGACTTTTATATTGCAATTGCGAGAAGTTCAAACAATAACGCTGTTATTGATACAATGGACTTTTCTGCAGGAGATGAGATTCAAAAAAGAAATATTGAAAAGTATTCTTTTAGAGAACACACTGCTAGTCAACCTCATATTGTTGAGGTAAAAGATTACAAAGTAGAGTGTGATACAGAGTATTGTATTAAACTAGAGTACAGAAATGAGGCAACTCGTGCTCATAATGGATTTACTCCATTTTATAAGTCGTATGTTGTTACAACTGCTTGTTGTGATGAATGTGCTGACTGTGCTTCAGGGGATGTAAATGAATTGTCTTTATTGTTCACGCAAGCAATCAATAATGATACAAATGGATTTGCAACTGCTGAGATTGTTGCAACTTCTACAATTGTAGCTGCAACTCATGGAACTAGTGCGGATTATGCTATTGGAGATGTTGTCTCTGAAGCAGATGC